AAGGGCTTCTCCCACATAGCTCTCTATATATTAGCTATATGGCACACCTAGGCCAGGGTGTGAGCTCTATCAATATATTCAGAAAATTGTATGTTTTTATATCTCGCCCAAGAACAAGCGGGGTGGGTAACCAGCCCACAATACAAATACAAACTAGTCGTATTCAGTACAAGAAATCTCAGAAGGGAGATTTCGGTTATTATTGTTAGTGCTCTTCAAGCTTTTCTTTGCAGGCTCAGTCAGAGTGTAAATCCTCCAAGCAGGAGGAATAGGCCAATACACTCTAAAGTCATCACCAGCAGCAGCATAAACAGCACCAGTAAGAGTAGTTGACTCAGAATTAGTACAATACAAATGAGCAACTGAATAATCATGGCTAAAAGTCGTAGATGTCCACCATCGACTAGAAGCAGTAACAGTTGCATAATATGGCAAAGCAACATGACAAACAGGTCTATCACGAGCTAACTGAAAATGAAAATTGGAAGAGTTAGTGCTACTATACCCAGTAGAATTCATAGCACCTGGTATAGCATCAACATTATATGGATTCCAAGCATGAAAAGGAAAATCTAATCTGAAATCCATTGCCATATTATTAGTTGAAGTAGTAGTCCCTAAACGAAACAAATACTTCATAGATCCTCGAAAGAACGTGAAGTCATCACAGAACATTGCAAAAGGGACTTCAGTTCCATTAACCTGGGCTGCACCATTATTATCAATACGTTGCTTATCATTAGCAGCAACACCAAGGTCATTATAATAAGTATATCGATGATAAATATTAAACCAAGAGTTCAATCTCTCACCAACATTAACGTTCCCAGGAATATTCATCTTACCGGGAACAAGTGAAGCACAAGGAGTAGAACCCCAATTTCGTAAATCATAAGTTTTACCACTTTGGGCATACATTTTGGCTGGTTTGTCATACTTCCTAGCATTGGCTGGAGCCCAAGTGTCAGGATTGACAGTAGCATCCAAAATACTCTGAGTAGTAGCAGTATTAAAACGATGTTGAGCTACTACAATATTTGCATCTTCAAAAGGTCCTTGAGGAACAGGGCATGCAAACTGCAAATCTTCACCACCCATCAAAAACAAATTAGCATTGATAGTGGTATCAGCTGTTGTATCAGGTCCAACAACTCTATTAATTACACCAATAACAAGAGTACCATAAAAATCATCAGTAAGCATATGATCAGTTGATGTATGGAAAAAGGACGAATGATTTCTAAGCCAAGATTTATAATGGTTCATTAAAATCTTAAAGCGGAAAAACACCTCACCTTGATTACCATCAATAATTGCACGAACAACATCGTAATTGGTAATATCAATAGTTACAGGCACATCATCATGAGCGGCATAGAAACAAACAACAATACGATAAGTATGAAACACAGAGGAATTCATATACAAAATAAAATCAAGACTTCCTCTGGAAAGAGCAAAATGCTTAGCAACATTTCCAACATAAGTCAACTTATCATAAAAAGTAGCAGATCCAACTCCTTCTATTACAGAGCTCCATCCCATTAAAGGAGTAACTTTTCGGGCATAAATAATAGTCCCAGGAGCATCAGTAGCATCAAAAGAACCTGACCAAATAAGACTGGGTCGTCTCATATAATTTGGAAATAGCATCCATTCACGGTCATCAGAAAGAAGTCCAGGATCATTATCTACCTTGTTCATTGGGTCACAACTCAAAAGAACGGAAGGATCAGCGCCATACATATAACTAGGAGGACGAGTAGAATTTTGTTCAACTCTTGTATTCTTAGACAAATCATAAGGCATATCCCAACCAAAAACACGTGCTAATCTTTTTAAAGAACGAAAAGCACCAACAAAAGGCTTAACAGCATTTCCAACAATAGGAATTTCAGTAAGAGGAGTAACAACATAATCAACGCCACTCAAAAACTTATCCATCTTACCACCAGAGACTTTTCTCTGTTCATCATCCTTAATTCTAGTACTACCACCAACTCCTAAAGTGGCTGACTTTTTAGTCATTTTACTAAGATCAGGTTCAGGTGGTATAGCTTTAGCATCATCTTCTTTATAATCATCATAAGTGTTAGCAATTTGCATTTCAACATCCTTAACTTCAAAATTGCGTTCCCACTTAGATCCACTTTCATCATCTTTCATACCTTCAGTATTCATCGAAGCCATCATAGCAGCCAATTGGCCACTCTGTGCTTTAAAACGGCGACTAGGTTGAGGAGGAACGATCATTTCAACTAATCTTTTATTCTTATTTCTCCTTTCCTCAACTCTGACTTTATTAAAATATCTAGCAACTAGATCATTTTCAGTAAAGCCACTCACAAGTGGATTAACAAACCACATAAACAGAGTTACAGTAATTTCAGCGGGAGGAGTTCCTGTAACAGTTCGAAGTTGATTCAAAATAGTCAACCTAAGTCGACTATGATAAAAAGGAATATCAACTTCCAAATCCTCATGTAAATCGATAAAAGGTGTAGGACATGCATAAGGAATTTCACCTTCAACAGGGGTTGTTGTATTGAAGGACAAAATTTGAGACTCAGACTCAATATCAGACAAAACACTACTCTGAGTCAGTGCACTATTATTGTGAACTTGATAGGACAAAATAGCACAACCATAACAAGTCTTGGGGGCATTAACAACTGCCTTGTAACCAATTCTTGTATTAATAAAGGACATGTTAGATAACTTTTCAGCTATATTAGGGACATTAGTTATCATATGTGTGAAAGGGTCAATCTCAAAAATAACATCATTAAAAACGTCTGCTGGTGTAATAGCAAAAGTAAATCCATACAGACGAGTTATTTGGGTAGTAATTTGTGGGTCCTGATAAGTTAAAGGTTCAATAATACGAGAAGGATGTTTAGCACCCAAATCAGGAACAACCATATCATCCTGAGCAGTAATTTGTTGAAGCTCAGTATGATGAGAAACGGTGGGTTCAAGAATCTCCTGTTTCCCACTTTGAGCCACAAAACGAACATAATCCGTTCGGTAGAGAAAAGCAGTTTCAGTTCGAAACCGTTTTCCTTTCTGAGCCACCATATGTCCAAGCATGTTATCAAGTGGCAAACCATTATTATAATGGTATAAACAATCCTCCCAATCAAATTTGGTAGGTTGTATTGAATGAGTACGCAAAGCATCATCAAACTTGCGTTTCATTTTATTAAATTCAGAACGATCTTGCAACAGGAAACACTCACAAAGAGAAGTGCTAGCTTTATTCCATGTCAATTCAGAGGCATCAATTTTTTGGGAAATCCAGCGAGCCTCCTCATAAAGATCTTCTATATCTTTTGGAGCATACCACTTACCTCCAACATAAAGAAACTTCCTCTTCAAGAAAGTAATTTGATCCCAAGAGCGATAATCCCAATTATCATCTTTAGAAGCAGTGGTCAAGGTCATACCAAAATATTTGTAAATATATTCAGATAAAATTTTTTGATTCTCAAAGAGCATACTTTGCCAGTGCTGGGAGATAACATTATCATCCCCACCAGTTAACAGGGCATACAAATATTTCAAATCAAGCAATGACCTAGGAGGGCAACCATTCTTATCACAAAAACGCTTATAAAAACAGAACATTATAAGAATAGCTAAACAGATAGAATTCATTAAAGTGGTCAAATATTGGCCAGAAGGGTTGCCATGTTTTTGCCAATAAACAACATTAAGGGCAACATAAATGCCATAAACAATAATCCAAAAAAGAACACGAATAGCATTATGGTGTTCGGGAAG